ACGCGGGGGGCCTTGTTCTTCTTCTTTCTATTTCCTCTTTTCCTCTTCGGATTTCTTCCATTAACAGGGCGTGCGACAATGATTGCATTTTTTGAGTTTTGCATGTACGAATGTGGCTCAACGTCAGAGTCTGGGACTTGCGGAGCAAAATTTGTTTGGGCAGTTCTTTTACCCTTTGGACCCAAACAATTAATTCGGAGAACTTCTTCTCTGCTTTTCCACATTAAAATCATATGGTGCTGGTAAGCTGGGTATTTCTCAAACAACCACGCGCAATACTTCTGCAGGAGGTCCCAGGCACGCTGGTCCGCCCACGAAAGCATTCGGAGGTTGAAGGGCTTCGAAATGAGCCCCAGGAGATCGTGTTTACCATGATAGCAAAGACTCGCAACCACTTTGTGGTAAGGAAAAGACGGTACATACGAATGGAGCGTACGGTCCCACAATATAAAATGACCAAGGAATTCGAGACTAGGGCTGAACTCAAGCTCAAAGCCCAATAAACGCATGCCTTTCTGCAGAGCTTCGGGTCCAAGAATGGATATATACTTTTCGACGGTGGCGAGAAGAGAATCATCACCAAAAACGCGCATATAAACGAAGCGCCTAAAATCGTCGAAATCCCGAGAACCGCCGTTCTTCAACCATACGTACATTATCGAGTGCATAAGGATCATGCTATTGTCCATTGCGGTGTTGCCGGTACCCGACGGCTCGTGCCAAAAAATGACAACTGAGCCATCAGGGAGCATCACCCAAGTGAATATAACACATCGATAGACGTTGGCGAACTGGCATAAGACACTAAAAGTCTGGAAATCCGTGTGCATGCACCTGTAACGGATGCGGGCGCACATTTTCATAGACGGGTTCGGAGTGGAGGCGTCATACTTGGCGACATCCATACACATACGAACTGTATATTCACTCACTTCTCTACCCAACTGGTCGTAGTAGACGCCAATAGTAGGCATCCCAACCAGAATGGGGCTTTCGAGGGTCTTGGCTTTATCCATTATACGCTCGTTAAAGTCCAGGGACAGTGAGTTACTAACCAGAAGATGTTCTGTGGGAGCAATGATAAAAAGACGGGTCTTATCAGCTTTAACTTTCTCATCGAGACGTAGCTCATCCTTAAGTTGGCACCCCCAAAGGGAGGCCATACCACCGGGATCAACACTGGCGTCACAATACTCCTGAAAATAAGCCATGGAGTCTGGATTGTCTAGAAATTCAGCTTTGGTGGCGGCGACATCGCGAAACAATGGACCAGGTGAACGGCCCAATTGGGTTTTCTCCTTGACCTGCCACATCGGAAGGACGCGGGTATGCCCTACCAGGGGTTTGACTATTTGATACAGCCATTCCTCCGCTAGGGTAAAATCCTCGTCAACCTCTACGATGGGTAGGGATCGGTGATAACCGGCGATTGCTTTCTGCCACGCTGTCTGAGACATGCTGCTGTGCGAATGCTGATATTCTGGAAGAGGAACATCAGTCTCAGTTTCTCTGAGAAACTGACGAAACAAGGGATCTTCGAATGTATTTTCTTTGGACGGAACCATTCGATTGAGCTTGAAGAGCGTCCGGGGCTTCTCTTCACAAAGAGCGACTAACGGGCTTTCCCGGCCCGGGATGTCTGTGAGGGCACCGATATGATCGGCCCACTCAAACAGCAACCCGGGTGCTGGACTTATGTCCAGCAG